ATGCATATGCTTTAAATGATTATTTTTTAAAACTGAAATATCTTTTTTCAATCCTGTTATGTGTCCATAAAGAGCAACAATATGTTCGCCTGTTGTTTTTGGACTTCTAGCCATTATTTTCTCTTTCTTGGCTTGTAAGATTTAATAGCTTTTGAAATAAAAAGATTTTTTACAAAACTAGTCTTTTTACCAAATTTTCTATCTGCTCTTGATTTAGCAGACTTATATGCTTTAGTTTTTTTATTAAATGGTTTTGGTTTGCCTAATCTTTTAGGTCTTTTCTTTTCCCATATCATTTTTTTTCTTGCCATCTTATTTACCTACTTTCTTCATTGCTGAATTATGTGCTTGCGTAAAAGTTCTTCCTTTTTTCATAGCACTAGCCATTTCTCTCATATGTTTCATTGAGTGATGTCTAGCGTGTTTACGCATAGTTTTTTTCTGTCTAGTGTTTAATCCCTTAATTACACCACGTATAGATACAGCTTTAACCATAAACTATCTTTTCTTTTTTTTCTTTTTCTTTTTTTTCTTCTTTTTCATTCCGTGTCCGTAATGATATGGCATATCTACTCCTATGTTAGTTAATTAAAACGCCACCTGACCATTTAGCGTCAGGTAATCCATTCTTATACGATTTCCCGTCAAATGTTAAGATTTGTTTTCTGTTGCTTCCCTCTGAAAATGAACAGTGAATCCAACCACTATTAGGGTCTTTTTCTTCTTCTTTCCAATATTCTAAAATCAGTTGATCAAAATTTACGTTATTAGAAAGCCATAAAGCTACTTGTAAATTAGAAACACCAGCTATCTCAAAATCGACTGCCTGCCCTTTTGCATGCTGTGATGTTTTTTTACTTCCTATGGCTTCGCATAGTTCTTCTGATCTATAACCTGATGTTATGATTACAGGTTTTTCGAACTTTGCTCTTACAGGTTCAAGCACTGCATAACATAAATCTGTTAGGTTTTTTATCTCACCACTGCCAGCTTCGTTTTTTATTCCCTTACGTATTGCTGTCATTGACTTGGTAAATTCTTCCAATTTGAAATGCTTACTTAACTGCATATTAAATCCTTTAGTTAGACATTCCCATTATCCATAAGACAATAAAAATATAACATATAAATTCCACTATGGTTTTGTTGGGAATGTAATTGAATCAACATCTTCAGCAGTATCATTAGAAGCTACTGTACTAGGCAAATCTCTAAGTTCTTGTCTGTAAGTAGTCATATCTTCTGACATAGTTACATCAGATAAACCATAATGATCTGTTTCTTTAAGCAAAGAATTTCTTTTTGCTCTTAGATTAGCCATTGCTCTATCTTTTGCACCAGCTTCCCAAGCCGCTTCTTCTGCGTCTCTTGCCGCTTCTTCTTCTGCTGTGAGCTGAACTCTCTCACCATTTACCATTTTATATCTTGGCATATTGTTCTCCTTGTGTTTGTGTTAGTATCATAATTATTTATAAAACTCCATACATATCTATCGTGCCTGAATCACAATTTCCTGATGCAAATTTAAAGTCTACTGCATCTATTGCTGACGTTGTGTTGCCATAACCTGCCATATATAAATTGACAGTTGCTTCACTATTTGTAAAACAACTGTTCACATTTGAGATAAAATGTTTCACAAAAGTTGTACTGCTTGGCTCAAAAAGATGTAAATATCCTGATACACATTGATCGCTATCATTCCCACAAAGATTTGATACATTCTGATATGCAGTAGATTGTGCTAAATCATCACCTGTTACATATTCAAAAACTGATGCATTACCACCCTCTAAATGTTGAGCTCTAAAAAAACTTGTTGTTTTTGTAACATTATAATTACTTCCACCATCAGAACTTAAATTAAATTGAAACGCTTGTTCATCTGTTTGTGGGTGAATATTATTAAAAACAAATATATATTCTTTATAGGTGCTATTAATACCTGATGTAATACTTACACTTGATGATGAACTAGCAGTTGATCTTGATATAAAAACTAAATTACCAAGTCCTGTTATGCTACCTACTGCTGTTGCATCTTTTACTGCTCTATTATTTAATTTGATTATACTCATGATTTACTTAATCCAAACATCTTGATGATTCCGCTATCTATGTTTCCGCTAGAAAATTTAAAATCTACACCATCAATAGCTGTTGTTGTATTACAATAACCAGCAAACTTTGCTTGTACAGCAAAATTAGGACTAGAACTTTCAATATGACTTACTCTACCTATAAAATGTTTTACAAAAGTTGTGCTTGATGGGGAAAATAAAAATACTTCTCCTGATATAGAGCTATCATTATCATTATCGCTACCTTGCGTTATTGGTTGATAACTTGTACTTTGTGCTAAATCTCTACCACCAACATATGCTTGACCAGCATCAGAACCATCTTCTTTATGATAAGCATAAAAATATGTAGTTGTTTTAGTAGCATCAAAAGCTGAACTACCATCTCTAAAATTAAAATGAAATTCTACACTATCACTAGCTGGGTGAATGTTTATAAATTTAAAAATATAAGTATCATAAGTGCTATTAATATTAGAAGTAAAAGAAGATGATGATACTCCTGATGTAATAGTGTTTGTAGTAAGTAAAACTAATGAACCACTTGCCATACTATCTAAAGCAGTTACACTTGAAATTGAATTGTTATTGTATTTAACTAACTCCATTAAGATACCCCATACATTTTTATAATCCCTGAATCTATATTGCCACTTCCAAACTTAAAGTCTATTCCATCAATAGCGGCAGTTACGTTGCAATATCCAGCAAAATACATATCAGCACTTAAATCATTTTGACTATAAGTATTACCTCTAACCATAAAATGTTTTACGAATGTTGTATTGCTAGGATCAAAAAGGTGCATTGTGCCACTAAAACTTTCGTCATTTTGATTACCTACTGTTCCACATATTGATTGATATGCTGTTGATTGTGCTAAGTCTAAACCTGTCAAATAAGTTAATTCATTTCCACTACTTTCGCCATTGTAAGCATAAAAAGCAGTAGTTGTTTTTGTTGCATCAAATGCTGAACTTCCATCTCTAAAATTTACTTGTAAATGTTGGCTATCAGTAGCTGGGTGTATGTTAATAAACTGAAAAATATATTCTTTGTAAGTTGAATCTATGCCACTTGTAAAAGATAATGAGGAACTACTACTAGCTGTCTGTGTAGATATTAAATTTAATCCACCACCTGATATTGAAGCTGGTAAAGCTGTGATTGATGATAAGGAATTGTTAGTAGCAAAGTTAAGTGCCATTGATTATCTCCTAACTATTAACCACACCAAAGAGTGAAAAGTTACCTCTTGTTATATTTCCTGAACCTACTTTTATTTGAAATCCATCTATTGTAGTACCTGAACCGTTATATGTACCACCAAAATAACCAGCTACAAAATATGTGTTTTGATCTTTAAGTCCGTAAGTGCCATGAATTATTTTAGTTGTATCGCTAGTTGATGGTTTATGAAAATAAATTTCTGCTCCAAATGAAGCAGTTGTATCATTACCCATAGCATCATCACACATTTTTATATCAGCATTACCAGTTTCAGCTAAAGTATCGGCTCCCCCATTACTATCTCTTGCTTGACCAGATACGTGATAACCACTTCCTATAAAAGATGAACCAGCGTCATTTGATAATTTTATAAATGGTTTTTGACCATCTGTAGCTATTTTCATATCAGAAATTATTAATTTATATGCGTTGTAGGTGCTATCAAAAATAACATCTGAAGAACCATGAGCAAAATCAACAGAAGCAACTCCTGAAGTTATGTTTTGTGTTTTAATATGAACTAATCCGCCACCACCTTTTATAAGTGAGTAGTCTATTCTTTTTAATACTCCAGCATCACTAATTAAAAATTCATCAGTATCTGCAGGTTCTGCGGCTAGTGCTGTTTGTCCTGATATAATGTTATTATTTAAGTGTTCACTTTCTACAGCATCATCAGCTATCTTAGCTTCTGTTACTGCATTAGCTGATATTTTAGCTGTACTTACTGTATCATCGCTAGGTACACCAAGATCAAGAACTGATCCTAGTATATGAATAAAGTCTATAACATCACCTGTTGCAAGGTTAGATGCAAAGGTAATAGTTGAACCTGATACAGTAAATGAACTGCCTGGTTTTTGAATAATTCCATTAAGACTAACTATCATGTGGTTAGCGGTTTCCGGCACTACATTAACAGATGATACTTGCATCGTGTATGCAGCTTGACCATTAACTACACTAATAGCATCGCAGACTTGAAAGTTTCCTATTGATGGTGATTGTCCTATATACATAATTTATTCCTAACTATTTGCTACACCGAATAGTGTAAATCTTCCTCTTGCTATACTTCCTGAATTTGTAATTACTTGTATTCTATCAACTGCCGCTGTGCCAACTCTATGAACTCCACCCCATAACATAACAACAGCATCATTATTTGCATCCATATAACCAGCTGTTGCATAAACTATTTTATGTGTGTCAGTAGTAGATGGTTTAACTAAAGTCATTTCAAACCCCATACTTTCAGTAGATGCGTTTCCTTGATTAGAATTGGTTATGTAAAGACCATTATTTCCACCACCATTTCCGCTACCAGTTGAAGTAGTACCATCTGATTCTCTACCTAATGATGCTCTGCTATAATTGTTATCAAAAAATCCATCAGTTGAATTACCATATCTTATTTTAACCTCAACACTATCAGATGAAGTTCTTAAATCTGTGACGTGCAATTTATAACTATCGTAAGTGCTATCAATTCCTGAAGTAAAATCTACTGAAGATACATTGCCTGTAACATTTGTTGAAGAAAGTAAAACTAATCCTCCACCACCTTTAATTAAACTGTAATCAATTCTTTTAATTACTCCAGCATCCGATACTAGAAATTCATCTGTAGCTAGTGCTGTCTGTGCAGAAATAACATCTGTATTTACCTTTGCTCCTGTTACAGCTGTGTTAGCTAAATCAGCAGTAGAGATAATACCATCAGCAATGTCGCTTGATGTTAAGGGTGCATTAGCAGGTACTTTTCCAATGTAAGCCAATTAAAACTCCTATGTTATTTCCATGACTGATAATGTTCCTGAAACTTTATCAGCAACTGAACAATCAATTTGTATTTTATCTCCAGCTTCTAAAATTACTTTAGAACCTGATAAAACTTCTAATGAACTTCCTGTTGGTATTGTTACATCTTTAACTAAAAAAGATGTACCATTAGCAACATTGTTTGCACCACCTCTATTTGATGTTGTACTAACGTGTTCTACTTCAACTGTTACTGCTGTTGTATGAATGTTAGCTAACACAAGACCAAGAACTACAGTTGTTGTACTTCCTGCTGCTGTGTACATCACATAAGGTGTTCCAGCTGATGCTGGTTCTGCTGCGAAGTTGATTGCTTTAAAAGTATTTGCCATTTATATCTCCTTTGTCCTTTTATCCTTATCCTAACGCTATTGCAAGAGCTGTTGGATCGTCAGTCACAGCTATGGTTACTGTATCTGTCGCACTCGCAGTTGTTGTGATACCTGATCCTGCAGCTATCGTTAATGTATCAGAATTTGAAATAGTCTGACTAGAACCACTTGTTCCTGCCAAAGTAAAGCTCGTCATACCACTATCTATTTCTACAAAAGAACTTCCGTTATAAACACGAAGTCTATTTGTAGAGGTGTTGAAATATAAATCTCCTGATGTCAGTGAATCACCATCGTTATCCACACTTGGATCAGATGATTTAGATCCTAGGTAAGTATCATCAAAAGCATCAGCACTCGCTGCCGCTGCTGTGGCACTAGCTGCTGCTGCTGTTGCAGAACTAGCTGCATTAGTTGCTTGTGTCGATGCAGTGGATGCAGATGTAGAAGCATTGGATGCTTGAGTGGATGCTGAAGAGGCTGAACTTGCTGCGGCTGTTGCTGAACTCGCTGCTGCGGTTGCCGATGTAGCTGCCTCACTAGCTTTTGTCGTTGCTGTAGCAGCATCTACTAATAAATCATATTTTGATGCGTTGGCATTTGTTGTCAATGGTTCTGAACCTGAAGAGGTGTGAGCTGTATTAATCATGAAGATATTGTTTGTCGATGTATCTTTAACAATATCTCTTACAACATAAGCTGTACCAGCAGACCAATCACCTTTGTTAGCACCTATTTCGGCTGTAACATTTAATTCACCTGAACTATCAAATCCTAAAACTTTACCAGCTCTATCTGTTGCAGAGTTTGTAAACTCTGTCGAAGTCATAGTATTGGTTCTTGATAATTTAATAGCTCGATTTAACTCTTCTTGAACTTGTTGAAGAGTCATCATAGAACGATCCAAACCCTCTTCGTGTGATTCCGCAGGGAAT